ATATCAACGGATTCACGGTTTGGGATATTGTCCAAATCTGGTCCGGATGCAAAAAAAATGTTCACAGATAAGGTCGTACCAATTTCGGTCAACTACCCGTTCTTTTTCAAACCGATCCAAGACGGTATGGACAGGCCAAAAACCGAACTTGCATATCGTGTCCCCGCCTCGAAGTTTACCAGGAGAAAACTCGACTCCAACGAAAAACTACAAGAGATTACCGGTTTGGACACAACGATCGACTGGAAGAATACAGGCGACAACTCCTACGATGGGGAAAAACTAAAACTACTAGTACACGATGAGAGCGGTAAATGGGAAAAGCCAAACAACATCCTCAATAACTGGAGGGTTACGAAAACAACCCTTAGATTAGGTAGTAAAATAATTGGTAAATGTATGATGGGAAGCACATCTAACTCTTTAGATAAAGGTGGAGATAACTTCAAAAAATTATATTATGATTCAGATGTTAACGAAAGAAATGCCAATGGACAGACTCGTTCAGGATTATATTCTTTGTTTATACCTATGGAATGGAACTACGAAGGATACATTAACTCTTATGGAATACCTGTCTTCGACACTCCAAAAAAAGATACCTTTGGACCTCACGGTCAACAAATAAAAAAAGGTGTAATAGAGTATTGGCAAAACGAAGTAGATGGTCTTAAAAAAGATCAAGACGGTTTAAATGAGTTTTACAGACAATTTCCAAGAACTGAGCAACATGCTTTTAGAGATGAAGCTAAACAATCTATATTTAATTTAACTAGAATATATGAGCAAATTGATTTTAATGAAGATTGTAAAAGTGAATCTTTAATAACAACAGGATCTTTTAATTGGCACCATGGTATAAAAGATAATCCAAAAGGGGTTATGTTTGTTCCAAACAAAGATGGAAGATTTAAGATTTCTTGGATACCACCTTTGGAATTACAAAATAGATTAATATTAAAAAATGGATTAAAATATCCAGCTAATGAGCACATGGGTGCTTTTGGTTGTGATAGTTATGACATATCAGGCACTGTTGATTCTCGTGGTTCTAATGGATCACTACACGGTTTAACTAAGTTTTCTATGGAAAATGCACCCATGAATAGTTTTTTCTTAGAATATATAGCTAGACCTCAAACAGCTGAAATGTTTTTTGAAGATGTTTTAATGGCTTGTATTTTTTATGGCATGCCAATACTAGCTGAAAACAATAAACCTAGACTTTTGTATTATTTTAAAAGAAGAGGTTATAGGGGTTTTTCTATGAATAGACCCGATAAAGCTATAGCAAAACTATCTGTAACAGAAAGAGAAATCGGTGGAATACCTAATTCCAGTGAAGATATAAAGCAAGCTCACGCTGCTGCAATTGAGTCTTACATAGAAACTTATGTTGGCAATTTAGGAGAATCATATGGTGATGTTTATTTTCAAAGAACTTTAAACGATTGGGCTAGATTTGATATAAATAATAGAACAAAGCACGATGCGTCAATTAGCTCGGGCTTGGCTATAATGGCTTGCAATAAAAATAAGTATAATCCAATATTTAAAAGAAAATTAGAAACAAAAACATTAGGTTTTAAAAAATATAATAACGAAGGATTTAGTTCAAAAATAATACAATAAATGATTTATACTAATTACGTAGGTTCATTTCCAAGTCAAGTAGTATCGGACGAAGAGAAGCAAGGTTATGATTACGGTTACGCCGTAGGTCGCGCTATAGAAGGTGAGTGGTTCTCAGGGGACAGAGGTGGTATGGGAAATAGATACCAAAATAGTTGGTTAAACTTCCATAGACTAAGACTTTATGCAAGAGGTGAACAGTCTGTTCAAAAATACAAAGATGAATTATCTATAAATGGTGATTTGTCTTATTTAAATTTAGACTGGAAGCCAGTTCCTATTATACCTAAATTTGTAGATATTATAGTAAACGGTATGTCTCAAAAAGTTTTTGATATAAAAGCTTACGCTCAAGATCCTGAATCTTTAAAGCAAAGAACAAAGTATGCTGACGCTATAATGAGAGACATGTACGCTAAAGAAATAATCCAAGCAACAAATGACGCTACTGGCATGAACTTCTTTAATAGTAACGATCCTAATAATATACCTGAATCTCAAGACGAATTAGATCTTCACATGCAATTATCTTATAAGCAATCCATAGAAATTGCTGAAGAAGAAGCTATAGAAAATGTTTTAGCTTCTAATAAGTATGAATTAATAAAGAGAAGATTAATGGCTGATCTTACTATAATTGGTATAGGTGCTGTTAAAACTGATTTTAATTTATCTAATGGTGTTACGTTAAATTATGTAGATCCTGCAAACCTGGTGTATTCTTACACAGATGATCCTAATTTTGAAGATATATATTACGCTGGTGAAGTTAAGTCTATTAGTTTAGTAGAGCTTAAAAAACAATTTCCAGGTTTAACAGATGATGAATTAAAAGAAATAGAAAAGTTTCCTGGAGATGCAAATTATACTAGAAACTTCTATGCGCAACAAGATTCTCAAAACCAAGTTCAAGTTTTATATTTTGAATACAAAACATACTCTAATCAAGTTTTTAAAATAAAACAAACTGATCAAGGTTTAGAAAAGGCTTTAGAAAAACCAGATACTTTTAATCCACCTGAAAGTGATAATTTTGAAAGAGTTGGTAGAGCTATAGAAGTGTTATATACGGGGGCTAAAATACTAGGACACGAAATGATGTTAGAATGGAAGTTGTCTGAAAACATGACAAGACCAAACGCTAATGTTACTAAAGTTAACATGAATTATTCTATATGTGCACCTAGAATGTACAAGGGCATGATAGAATCTACTGTTAGTAGAATAACTGGTTTTGCTGATATGATTCAATTAACGCACTTGAAACTACAACAAGTGTTATCTAGAATGGTTCCAGATGGTGTTTTTGTAGATGTTGATGGTTTAGCTGAGGTTGACTTAGGTAATGGAACTAATTACAATGCACAAGAGGCTTTGAATATGTATTTTCAAACAGGTAGTATTGTAGGTAGATCTATGACACAAGAAGGAGATCCTAATAGAGGTAAAGTGCCTATTCAAGAATTACAGACATCTGCGGGTGGCGCTAAAATATCATCACTAATACAAACTTATCAGTACTATTTACAAATGATAAGAGATGTAACTGGTTTAAACGAAGCAACAGATGCTAGTACTCCAGATGCTCACGCTTTAGTAGGTTTACAAAAAATTGCAGCTGCAAACTCAAACACAGCGTTAAGACATGTAATGCAGGGTGGATTATATCTAACCTTAAGAACATGCGAAAATATAGCGTTGAGAATAGCAGATGCATTAGATTATCCTTTAACTAGAGCGGCTTTAATAGATTCAATATCGTCTTACAACACCGGAACATTAGAAGAATTGCAGGAGAAAACTTTAATGGATTTTGGTATATTTTTAGAATTAGAACCTGACGAAGAAATGAAAGCTCAATTAGAGCAAAACATTCAAACAGCATTAGCTTCCGGTGGCATTGATTTAGATGATGCTATTGATATACGTCAAGTTAAAAACATAAAACTTGCAAACGCTTTATTAAAACAAAGTCGTAAAAAGAAAGCTGCAAGAGATCAAGCTAATCAACAAGCTAACATACAGGCTCAGGCTCAGGCAAATTCTCAAGCTGCTCAACAAGCAATTGAAGCTGAGATGCAAAAACAACAAGCGTTAGCCGAAACAACTATACAAATAGAACAAGCAAAAATACAGTTTGAAATAAACAAAATGCTTCAAGAAGCAAAAGTAAAAAAAGAATTAATGGCAGAGGAGTTTGGTTACAATATGCAATTAGCTCAAATGAAGTCACAAGAAGAAACAAGAAAAGAACAAGAAATTGAAGATAGAAAAGATAGTAGAATACAAAAACAAGGAACACAAGAATCTCAATTAATAAATCAAAGACAAAACAACACTTTACCTCAAGACTTTGAATCTGCTGGATTTGACGGTTTAGGAGGGTTTGGATTAGAGCAATTTAATCCTAGATAAAGAATTATCAATTTTTAATTATATTATATTATGTCAAAAGAAGCAGAAGTAAAAGAACCTGTTAAAAAAGAGGGTGACTTTAAAGTAAAAAAGAAAATACCTAAAAAATTAATTGTACCGCCAGAAACTGTTAAAATGGATTTTGCTACAGTTAACAAAAAAGAAGAACCAATAAAAATAAATTTAGATGCCGTTCAAAAGCAAAGCTCAGAGGAAAGCGTGTTACTCGAAGAAGGATCCAAGGTGGAACTGCAAGCAGTGGGACAAGGAGACGAAAAACCCGTTGAGAATGTTATTAAAGAAATATCAGACTCAGAAGTAGATACTAAAGAAATACAAAAAGAAATAAAAGAAGCTGTAAGAGATCAAAAAGTATTAGGTAAACCTTTGCCTGAAAATATTGAAAAGCTAGTTTCTTTTATGGATGAAGTACCTGGTTCTACAATTGAAGATTATGTTAGATTAAATGCTGACTACTCAAACGTTGATAACAGTACTTTGCTTAGAGAATATTATAAAAACACACGTCCACACTTAGATTATGATGAAGTTAACTTTTTATTAGAAGATAATTTTAAATATGATGAAGAGGTAGACGAAGAGCGCGATGTTAGAAAAAAGAAACTAGCGTATAAAGAAGAAATTGGAAAAGCTAAGAGCTACTTAGATGGTCTTAAGGATAAGTATTACGATGAAATCAAGTTGAAATCTAACGTTAATCCTGACCAACAAAAAGCTGTTGATTTTTTTAATAGATACAATGAAGACCAAGCAGTGAGAACCAAACAACGTGAGGAGTTTGAACGTGTAACTAAAAGCACTTTTAATAATGAATTCGAAGGTTTCGATTTTGATTTAGGAGAAAAGAAATTTAGGTATGGCGTTAAAAATCCAAACGAAGTAATTGAAAATCAATTAGACATAACCCATTTTGTTACGAAGTTCTTAGCAGACGATGGTAGTTTAAAGGATCCAAAAGGTTATCATAAAGCCATGTATGCTGCGCGACACGCGGATACTATAGCACAACACTTTTATGAACAAGGAAAAGCAGATGCAGTTAAAGATGTAGTTGCTAAGTCTAAAAACATTACAACTGAAGCCCGAAAAGAAGGCAATGCTAATAGTGTTTTTGTAAATGGAATTAAAGTTAAGTCTATAAGTGGTGCAGATTCTTCTAAATTAAGAATAAAAACAAAAAAATTTAACTAAAAAAATTTAAACAATTATGAGTTTACAACCTCAATTTGGGAATTTAATCCCATCTCAAGCACAAGAAGTATTAAACAGCAATTACCTACAATGGAACAATGCTGCAGGTGCTAACTTCGTGGATTTTGCACAACAATATCTACCTGAAGTATACGAACAAGAAGTAGAGCGTTATGGAAACAGAACGTTATCTGGCTTTTTAAGAATGGTTGGCGCTGAAATGCCAATGACTTCTGATCAAGTAATTTGGTCTGAACAAAATAGACTACACATTGCTTACGACGGACTTACTCCTGCTTATGGAGCTAGTAATGTTATTAACTTTGGAGGAGCTATTGCTGCTTCTGTAACAAATGTTATATCTGTTGGAGCTACTGTTGTAGTAATGGATGACTTTGGCGGTGAAGTAAAATGTTATGTTAGCGCTTCTACCCCAGGTGGTGCAGGTGTTGGTGCAATTACTGCTTTACCTTACACTGCTGCTACAATTGCTCTTGCTGGTTTAGCTGGTAATGTTAAAGTATTTGTATATGGTTCTGAATATCAAAAAGGATCTACTACTCCAAACTTTAACGCTGCTACTCAACCAAATGGTTATATAAGTGTTGATCCACAATTCACTCAATTTTCTAACTCACCTATCATTATCAGAAATAAATACGTTGTAAACGGATCTGATATGGCACAAATTGGTTGGGTTGAAGTTGCTACTGAAGACGGGACATCTGGATACTTATGGTATTTAAAAGCTGAATCTGAAACACGTTTACGTTTTGAAGATTACTTAGAAATGTCATTAGTAGAAGGTGAAATTGCTGCTGCTGGTTCAGGTGCGATTGCTAATGCGGGTACTGTTGGTACACAAGGTCTTTTTGCTGCTATTACTGCTAGAGGTAATGTGCAAACAGGATTTACTGCTGCTGCAGGACTTGATTCTTTTGATGCTATTTTGAAAAATTTAGATACTCAAGGAGCAATTGAAGAAAACATGTTATTCTTACAAAGACAAACAGCTTTGGATTTTGACGATATGTTAGCTTCTATCTCTGGTGGATACGCTGGTGGTACTGCTTTTGGATTATTTGAAAATTCTGAAGAAATGGCTTTAAACTTAGGGTTTAGCGGATTCCGTAGAGGATCTTATGATTTCTATAAGACTGATTGGAAATACTTAAATGATGCTTCTACAAGAGGTGCTATGGTAGGACCTTCTTCTATTGAAGGTGTATTAATTCCTGCTGGAACTTCTACAGTTTACGATCAAATCTTAGGAACTAACATCAGACGACCATTCTTACACGTGCGTTACAGAGCTTCTCAAGGAGACGATAGACGTATGAAGTCTTGGTTAACTGGTTCTGCTGGTGGTGCATTTACATCTGATCTTGATGCTATGGAAGTTAATTTCCTATCTGAAAGATGTTTAGTTGTACAAGCTGCTAACAACTTTGTATTATTCAAAGGATTATAAAATAATCCTATATTATTGTGATATTTACCCTCGTTGTATTTACGGGGGTAATTATTACATATGTGACAAAAGCATTGTATAATACAATAATAAAAAGCTAATGTCACGTTTTTAAAAACTATTAAATTATATTATATTATGAAAACAGAAAAAAAAAGTAACTGGGAAATTAAAGACAGAAGATATATTCTATCAAATAATTTAGAACCATTGACGTTTACTATTCCGTCTAAACACACAAGAAAGCATGCGCTTCTTTATTTTGACGAACAAACAGGTAAACAAAAAGAACTAAGATATGCAACTAATCAAGATTCTCCTTTTGTAGAAGATCAAAAAGGTGAAGTAACATTAGGTCATATTATATTTCAAGATGGGGTTTTGTTTGTGCCAAAGGCTAAACAGAATTTACAAAAACTACTATCATTATACCACCCATCAAGATTAAAGAATTATGTTGAATTTAATGCTGTTCAAGAAGCTACAGATGAACTTGGATTACTTGAATTACAAGTCGCAGCAATGACTTATGCTAAAGATATAGATATTGATCAAGCAGAAGCAATATTAAGAGTTGAGATTGGATCTAAGGTATCAGACATGAGTTCTAAGGAGCTTAAAAGAGATTTGTTGATATTTGCAAGATCAAATCCCCAACTGTTCATAGAGCTTGTTAATGATGAAAACGTACAGCTAAGAAACTTTGCTATAAAAGCTACAGAAGCTAACATAATTAATCTATCTCAAGATCAAAGATTTTTTACTTGGGCAACTAATGGAAAGAAACTAATGACAGTTCCTTTTGATGAAAACCCTTACTCAGCAATGGCTGCTTTCTTTAAAACAGACGAAGGCGTAGAAATATTTAAATCTATCGAGAAAAAGTTTAAATAACATGTAATACTAATATAGGGCTCGTTTACTCGGGCCTAATATTATAATAAAAAACAAAAAATGGCAATAAACGTAAATCAAGTTTATCAAACGGTTTTACTTATTCTAAATAAAGAACAAAGAGGATATTTAACTCCAGATGAATTTAACAAAATAGCTGCCCAAGTGCAACTTGAAATATTTGAGTCTTATTTTGAAGATTTGAATCAACAGTTACGTATGCCAGATAACGATTCAGAATATGCTGATCGTGTAAAAAATACGCAAGAAAAAATTGCGCTATTTTCAGAATCGGGAACGTGTCCTTACGTTGGCCCTTATTTTAGTACTCCAACAGTTTCTGGAAGTACTGTATCTCAAACATTTATCACGACCGTAGCTCAACAATATGTAATAACAAGTATATCAGCTAGTCAATTAGACTTAGGTCAGCTTAGCGTTACTTTAGAAGATGCAGCAGGTGTTCAACAGCCTATAGCTGAATTTACAGATTGGAACGTAACAGGAACAACAATATCTTTGACTAGCATACCTACAGCAGGAAGAAACTTAATACTAACTGTTAATGAGTTTGATTTTTACAAAATAGGAACTGTTATACATAAAGATGAAACCCCAGTTCAATATGTTCAACCAAATGAGTTTTTGGAATTAAATCTTTCAACAATAACAAAACCTTCACTGTCTTTTCCTGTTTACAAATATAAAGATAGACAGATATTTGTTTATCCTACTTCTATAGTTAGTGATTTATCATGTACATATCTTAGAAAACCATTAAACCCTAGTTGGAACTTTACAGCCGTAGCGCCAAGTTTTCAATATGTATATAACGCGGGTAGTTCTGTTAATTTTGAATTACACCCTGTTGAACAAACGGAACTTACACTAAGAATATTAATGTATGCTGGTGTAGTGGTCAAGGATCCTACAATAATACAAAGCGCAGGTCAACAAATTGCTATTGACAATCAAAATGAAAAAATATAAAACATGGCTATACAACCTCCAAATAATGGATTAATAACAGAAAATGGGCGTCAATACTTTGAAGGTGCTCAAGGTTTTAGAGGTGATGGAACTAAGCTTTCATTTAAAACCACATTCAATACAGATCTTTTCTTAGGCAGTTGGGATCAAAATGATAGCGATTATGCTTTGAATAACTTTAAATTATATGTAAGCGTAAGCGGATTACCTGGTTCGGCTTTTCAGGAATATGTTAGTAGTTTTTCTGTAGTCGATAATGCAGTGGTATTTAACGCTGGCTCTGCTCCAGCTAATGGCTTATATATAGTTGTTCAGTTAAAAACATTAACAGGTGGTAAGTATGGTTCAACGCCATCTGAAAAAGCATATGGCCAAACAGTTGAAGATAACTATGGTAGTTATCAATATATAAAATTAAATGATGTTATTAATAATTTCTTAGTTGGATATGTTGGAACTGGTAAGTTATTATCTGATGCTAAAAGAACTGATGTTATATTTTTTGCTAAAAGAGCAATGCAGGAGTTTAGCTATGATACATTAAAAAGTATTAAATCAGCTGAGCTAACAATTCCACCTTCGTTGACCCTTGTTATTCCTCAAGACTATGTTAATTATGTTAGGTGTTCTTGGATTGATGCTCTAGGTGTTAAACATATTATATATCCAACAAACAACTTGACTATAAGTCCTTATTACACACAAATTCAAGATTCACAAGGTATTCCAACTCAAGACAACTTTGGAAATGACATAGAAGGTACACCTATAACGCAAGAAAGATGGCATAATGCTAGCTCTGAACTTTTAACGGATTTAAACGGAAACGCTATACCAAACGCTGCTGACCAGTCTGAGTATGGTTATGGCTGGGAAGGTCTTTTTGGTTTTGGTTACGGAAGACTATATGGTCTTGATCCTCAAACAGCACAGGGTAATGGTTGGTTTAATATAAATGAAAGAGAAAATAAGCTTTCTTTTTCAAGCAATCTTGTTGGTAGACTGATTGTTTTTGAATATATATCTGATGGTTTAGCTTATGACTTAGATAGTAGAGTTCCTAAAATGGCTGAAGACGCTATGTATTCTTCTATATTATACTCTTTAATATCTACTAGAATAAATCAACCAGAATATGTTGTTCAAAGATTAAAAAAAGATAGAAGCTCTAAGCTTAGAAACGCTAAGATAAGACTGTCTAATATAAAACTAGATGAAATATCTCAAGTTATGAGAGGTAAATCTAAATGGATAAAACACTAAAAAATGGCAGAAGCTAAAAACAGTTTTCTAAAGTCTAAGATGAATAAAGATCTTGACGATAGAATATTACCTAATGGTGAATATAGAGATGCTCTAAATATATCCGTTGGTAGATCAGAAGATGACGATGTTGGTTCTTTAGAAAACATTAGAGGTAATAAAGAAATTGTTGCGGCAAACACTAAAAATGCTAATTTAAAATGTATAGGTAAATTTGAAGACGAATCTGGAAATAGAATATTTCAAATACTAACTGACTATGCTGATCCTAACCCAGAAGGCAGTAGCATAACTTATCCAACAGACTCTGATGTTGTAGAAATGAAAATAACAATGTATGATTTTAATACATTAACATATACTACATTAGTTCAAGGTAAATTTTTAAACTTAGCTACAAACAAAGCTTGGCAAATTACTGGCATAACTTTGTTAGAAAATTTATTGTTTTGGACAGATAATAGGAATCAACCTAGAAAAATAAACGTTGAAACGGCTAGATTAAGTCCAGGTTATTATACTGAAGAAAATCAAATATCAGTAGCCAAATACATGCCAACTTTACCACCTCAATTATATAAAGAAGTTAAAACTTTTGTTACTACTGTTTCTAGCACAACCGTAATTATAGTTAATACCGTAGTAGGTATTTCAGTGGGCATGCTCGTTGTTTCTAATGCAAAAGATAATGTTACAGGAAATTTAATAGCTGGTTCAGAATATATAAAAGTTATAGCCGTAGACGCAGCAACAA